TTGCCGCGCATCATCTCATGGATCTCGGCCAGCGCCTCAAGCGCCAACGCCGCATCCTCAGCACGCGCCGTTTCGCCTTCGGCCAGCACGCCGAGCCCGCGCAGCGTGCTCCGCACCAACTCGGCCACGTCCGCGCTAGGGTAGCCGTAGACCGTCGCGGCGATAGCGCCAGCAACCCCCGTAGCCGGAGCCGTCGCCACTTTCACCAGCACCGCCGAGGCCGCGCTGTAGCGATACCAGTCTGTATTGGAGGGCCGGTATTCCAGCAGCCCGCCATCACGCGCGATTGGGGACGCTGCAACGTAGCGGTCTTGATCCGCAGCGTCCCCCACATCGAGCGCGATCAGCGGCGTTGCGTTGCTGTCCAGGTCAGACACGTCAACGTCAATGCCGCCGATGCACACGCCCTTGGGAATGGCCACGCTGAGCAGTGTCGCGCCGAGAATGATCGGCGTCGTCACCACCGCATCCTTCTCGTAGGTGTCGAAGCCTTCCAGCGCGGCCATGCCCGTCAGCCCTTCGCCGATTCCGCCAGCATCGCGCGCAGTGTCGCCACGCTATGCCGGCCGTTCGCGTCGAGCCCGCGACGCCGAGCCTCGGCGATCAGTTCCGCCTTGCTCACCTCGCCGTCACCGTCCAGGTCCAGCGACACCTCCTCTCGGAAGAAGCGATTGCGCCGGATGCGGATGGCGAGCTCCTCATCCACCTCCTGCGGGACATCCACGCGCCAGTCCAGCCCATAGGCCATGGTCACGGCCATGTGGCCGTTTTCCGGGCCAGACAGCCACACAAAGCGCGGCATGGCCTACGCCTCGCAGCCGTAGAGGATCGTCACGGTAATGGTGCCCGCCACCGCCGTTGCCGGCGCCGTCGTCACGGTGCCATAGATCAGCGTCTCCGTGGTGTAGGGCGTATGAGCCGCGAACGTCGCCGCCGACGTGGCGTTGTTGCCGGCGCGGAACACGCCAGCCGTCTGGATCGAAGCGTTCTGGATAAACCGCGACACGGAGCCGCTGTCACCAATGGAAATGGTGCCCGCAGCGCCGTTGTCCATGTCGGTCACAGCCACGGTCATATCCAGCACGCGCGCGCCAGCCGGCAGCCGCCCGATATCAAACGTCGCATTGAGGACAAGATCGCTCGTCGCCATCGAGATGACGTTGCGGAGATAGCCGACGTTTTGCGCCATCGGCACAAAGACGGGCGTGTTGACGCCCGGATCACGCGAATAGGTCGGCATTTGCCGAGCCCTCCTTCATGTCGAGATGTTGAACGGGAAAGGGGGCGGCCTGACGGTCGCCCCCAAGCATCACGCCTCGGCCGGCGTCGCAACCCACAGCGTGAACACGCCACGATCCTTGGGCGTGGTGGTGTCGTCGGACCCGGTGCCGAACCGCATCTTGCCGACGCCGCTGATCTCCTCGATGGCAATGCCGATGTCCTTGTCGTAGTCGAACCGCTTCTCGATGGACCGCGACCGCTGCGCGTAGGCCAAAGCCACCGCCTGCGCGCCGCAGATAAACACGGGCGACGCCTGCACCGTGTTGCCCACCGCCACGCCGTTGATGGTCGCGTTCGCCGGCAGGAGCGGCATGTCATCCACTTCCTTGATGACGACGCCCTCATAGAACAGGTCCGCCCCGGTAAAGATCGGATTGGACATGCCGCGAACCCACGCCTCGCGGTTCACCGTCTGCAGGCTCTTCGCCAGGTCACGGAAAGCCAACTGATGCGCGAAGGCCACCAGCACGCGCTTGCCGTCCTTCACCTCGATGGGCGTGATCTTCGGCGACGCCATCAGCGCCCGACGCTTCGCCAGCGACAGCGTATCCGCCGTCAGCTTGTCGTCGGTGTTGTCCAGCGTCGCCATCGCCGTAGCAAAGGTCGTGCTGTAGTTGCTGACCAGCTTGCCGAACAGCACCCGGTCCGCGTTGTTGGTGACCCAGGTGTTGCGCTGCGCCGCCGTGGTCTGGCCGAACTCCACGCCGTCAATGGAATACATCGCGGCGATGATGCGATCACGGAGGTCCTCCATGCCGCGCATTTTGAGAACGGCCCGCGCCGCCTCGCGGAGATCAATCGCGCTGCGCTGCTCCTCCATCTTGGGGATGCGCGCGGCGAAGCGGCGAAGGTCAACCGCCAGCTCGTAGGACCGGCTGGCGATGTCCTCTTCATTGCCTTCCAGCGTGTTGTTGCCGACGACGGCGGCCTGCGTCATCCGGTTGACCAGCGCGAAGGTAAAGCGGTCACCCTTCTTGCGGGTCAGGGACTCGTTGACCTGGATGACGGACTGCTCGTCCTTCCCCATGTAGGGGTAGAACACGCTGTCCTGGACGTATTCGACGAAGAACTCGTCGTCCCACTGCTCGACCGTCAAGCCGGTCGCTGCACGAGTAAGCGCCATGTGAAGATGCCCCTATGGCTGGGGCGAAACGCGCTCCTAGGCGCGGCGCCCCGATGGAAAGAGGGGCTTCGGACCGGCGTAAGTGTTGACCGCACGCGGCGCGCCAACGCTCCGGACAGAAGCCAGCGAAGCGGGCGGAAGCGCCGAGGATGAGGAAGAAGACGCAGGTTGCTGGACGCGTTCGGCAAGGCGCCGTTCGACCTCGGCGGCAATGAACGCCTCCGGGTCGCTATGCTCCTGCATGATCGGTTGCCACCGCTGGCGGGCCAGGAGCTCCTTGCCACGCTGATACGCGACGCCGGCCGGGTCGGGAGACCGCGACAATTCCAGCGCCAACGTCTGCCCGAACGCCGGATTGCGCGCCCGCTCTTGTTCGAGGACCTCAAGCACCTCGTCAAAATCGGGCCACTGCCGGCGCGCAAAGGCTTCCGCTTGCGCGAATTGCTGCATCTGCCATTGAGCCTGCATCGCCGCCGCAAGGCTGTGCTGATACTGGATCATGCCCGCGTGATAGCGGTCAGGGTCCGAGAACATCAGGTCAGCCGGCGGCGGCTGTATCGGCTGGCGCGGCGGCGCAGGCTGGCCTTGCGGCATGGCCTGCTGCGGCGACTGTCGCGCGATCTGCGCTTCCAGCGCCGCAATGCGCTCCTGCAACTTCTTCCGTTCCGCGACATGCACGGAAACCGGGACACTCTGCGGGGTTTCCTGCTGCTGAACCGGCGGCGACCCGGCAGCCTCCTGCGCACCATCCACTTTTGGCGCGAACCGACCCGCTGCGTCGCGGCGCGGTCCCTCCTTCGTGTCCGGCGGATTGCGGCTTTCGCCCGTTTCCCCGGCCGTCTCGCTCGGCGCGTTCGTCTCCTGCCGCCCGGCAGGCTCCGAAGGCGTCGTCTCAACCGGCGCGGGGCGTGCAGCATCCCCAAAGAGCGGTGCCGGCATCAAGCCGCCACGGCCCTCCGCAGTGTCCTGATCCATGATGATTCCCATGCAGCCCTTGTATCGCTGGGCCAGTGCGCAACGCCGGATGCTGCCGGCGACAGAACCGCGATTTCGCTCGCGGTCAAGCGAACTGTGTCAGACGACAGGCACAAGCGGCTGCGCGGCTTGCTGCTGCGTCGCCAGAAGATCGGTCTCGGCCTGCGCCGCTGCCTTCGCCGCATCGAGCTGCAGGCGGCCAGCCGCAATCGCCAGGTCGCCTTCGTCGCGCTTCATCTTCCGCTGCAACTCAAGCAGCGCCGGGTTTGGCTGCTGCGCCATCTGCTGCATCCGCTCAAGAATGCGGTCCTTGTTGCGGATGCTGCTCGCCTCGATCAGCGCATCGGGCGGGATCGGCACGCCCGCCTTCGCCAGCCCCGCCAGCGCCTCGAACTGCTCGATTTGCAGCGTGGCCACGTCTGGGCCTTCCTCGATCACGATGTCCACATTCATGCGCGACACGTCGTTGCGAAGCGCCGGCACCGGATTGCCCATCTCATCATAGCCGGCGATCACCGGCCGCCCGAACTGATCAACCTGCGGCTGGTTCAACCCGACAAAGCGGATGTTCCGCTCATCATCGGTGACGCGAACCCACTTTTCCGCAGTCCAGAACTGCTTCACGCGGTTCCAGATCGCCCGGCACACGCGCCGTTGCGCGTGCCGGTGCAGGTCCAACAGCGCACCAATCTCGATGATGCCGCCCTGCTGCGATAGCGCGATGGCCCGGCCGCTCGCCTCCCTGTTCTGCTTGCCCAGAAGCGCCGCGTTCGGCCCCAGAAACTGAAAGATGCTCTTGGCTTCCTGCAGCAGTTGCGCCTGCCCCGCCGAAAGATCCGTCGTCGGGTTCATCTCGAAGCGCATACCGGGCGCAACTTCGACGTAGCCATCCGGCTTGGCCAACTCGCGGCGCGCTTCGTCCACATCCCGCACCGCGCCTTGCTCCGCGATCACCTGGCGCACGCTCAGCAGATGCACCGCCTTGCGATGACGCAGGTTGATCTCATCCTGCGGATCAATCAGGTTCCGCACCATGCCATACCGCTTGTTCTCGCGGTCCACATAGGCGGATTGGAAGATCAGCGGGCATTCCGGCGCGCCGGTCTCATCCACGTATGGGCTGTCGCGCGGTTCTTCGAGCCACCCGCCGCGCGTGAACACGCCGTATTTCCAGCGACCGGCCTCCTGCCAATACATCTGCACAACGCGCACGCGCCCGCGCTGCCGGTCCGCCCACAGATTCCAGCGCGGACGATCATCAAAGGTATCGGCCCGCACCGTGAATTCCAACGCGCTTTCCAGCACCGCCTCGGAACCCGGCCAGCGCGCCAGCACGTCGTCACGATCCATCCATGGCGACACGCCCAGCCACTTTGCGTCTGAAAAGTCGCGCTCGCGGCTGTGCGGGTCCCACAACATCCGGTCCCAATGCACCAGCTTCACCGCGATGTGCGGCTCACCATCGGCGCCCGGCTCAACGCAAACGTCGTAGCCGCACGCGCCCTCGATGATCATGTATTCCCAACCCTGCGACCGCACTTGGGCCAAGTCATTGCTGTCGCAAACGAACCGCAACGCATCGGTCGCAGCCTCGGCCGCCTCCTCATCCTGCGGCGTGCGAGGAAACGCCTTCGGATCGGTGCGCTGCTGCTTTTCCAGGCCGAGCATGTAATCAATCTTCGCCTGGATCAGATTGAACGCGATCACCGGCTGGTTACGCGCCATCAGCTCCCGCGCCTCGGCTTCCGTAAGCTGCTTGCCGTCGTAGTAGTCGCGGTCTTTCTCGCTCAGTTCGCGCGCCTTCGCGCCCTCCTGCTCGGCATCCTCGATCCACCGCACGACGCGCGCATGCACTTCGTCCGGGCTGCTATCGTCCTGCTCGATGACGATGCGAGATTCGGCAGCGATGAGCATCACAGCGCGCGCACCGGAAACCGCATCCGCATGGCGTCGATCGTCAACGCCACGTCGCCTTCGCTCGCAAGCCACGCCTCCGCCACGCCGCGCGGCCCCAACATCGGCAACCCATGCGGATACTCGGCCACAAAGCGCCGCAACGGCAACGGAAGCGCGTCAAACGCCGCCATCACCGCACGCGAAAGCGCCTCTTGCTCGATCAAATGGTCTTCCACGAGGCCCCCGAGGTCTTCGGCTGCATCCACGGATCAGGCTTCGGCCGCGCGCTTCTCGGCTGCGTCCCCGTCGCCATCATGTCCAACAACTGCCCGGCCAACCCGAGCGCATCCACCTGGTCGTCATGCTTCCCCGACGGGAAGCTCATCAACTCCGCTTCCAGGTCCGCAATCCACGGCGCGTCCGGTCTCATCCGTAGTCCGTCAAGAGCCATCCGGCCGATGATGCTCTGCGCCCGAATCGCCTTGTCGCCGCGCGTCGGAAACTGCCGGCGAGATGTGAACGTCTGACGCTCGCGCATCCGCCGTTCGAGGAAAGGCCCGACCCCCGCGCGGATTTGCCCGGTCTCCTCGGCCCACGCCAACGGCCGCCACTTCGCGACCAAGTCGCAAAACGCCTCAATCCACACGCTCGCGTCCGCCTGCGCGCGCCAAAGATCGAGCAGATGCAGGCGCCCGGCATGGTCCATGCCGATCACGACATGCACCGTGTAGTCACCGCCATCGGCCGTCACCGCGTAGTCACTCGCGCCATAGACGCGCATGCGGTCCCGGTCCGGCGGCGCTTCCCGAATCAGCCACGACCGCCGAAACAGCGAACCCTCAGCAGGCGCCGGTCGCTGTTGATAGAGCGAAGCCCATGTCCGCGCCTCGGCCCGCGCGTGCTTCTCTTCGAGGTCCGCCGCGTAGCCGTAATCGTCATCACCCCAGAGATACTCGCCAGGCTTGCGCCCGAGCGGGTCGTCCGGGTCTTCCGCCTGCGCCGGAATGCGCAACACGCGCCAATTGCCGGCCTCGCGTTCCAGCAGCCGGCCGAACAGGTCGTCCTCGTGCCAGCGCGTGCCGATCATCACCTGCGCCGCGCCCGGCTTGAGGCGCGTCAACCAATCGTCCTGATACCACTCCCACACGCGGTTGCGCTGCGTTTCGCTTTCCGCCTCCTGCCGCGACCGCATCGGGTCATCAATCAGCCCGAGATCAGCGCGTCGGCCTGCAATGGCGGCCGTCACGCCAACAGCGCGATATTCACACCCCGTCGTGGTGGTCCAATCGTCCTCGGCCTCGCGGTCCAACCCATAGCCGAGCACCGGCCCATGCTGCCGGATGCGCCCCCGCACGCGCCGGCTGAACGCCTTCGCCAAATCCGCCGTGTTGCTCGCCGCGATCACCAGTCGATCCGGCTTTTGCGCCAGCCACCACGCGGGAAACAAGTCCGACGCATAAGTCGACTTCGCGGAGCCCGGCGGCAGAAACAACATCAGCCGCCGCGTCTCGCCCCTCGCGACCGCCTCAAGCTCCCGGATGATGAGCCGATGATGCGCGGCAGGCCGCAACCCCTGCGGCTCCAGCGCATAGACGCACCACGCGCCGAGATCGCGCCTAACTGCCCGTCTTGTCAGCAGCCGGGCGGCGGCCTCCTCTGGCGATAGCCGCAAGTTCCGAATCCGTCATCTGATCGGGGTCAACGTCCATGACGCGCACCGATTGCACAGGCGCGCCGTCCATCCGCTCCGCCGCCCGCATGACCATATCGGCATGTCGGGGGTGCGACGGGTTCTGAAGGATCACCATCCAAGCCTCGGCCGCGATGCGGCGCGCATCCGCCGCGATCATCAGATCGGCGACGGTCTTCTTGCCCTCGCCGTTCTTCACGCCGCGCGGGCGTCCAGGGCCGGGACCGCGATTGCCCGGGCCTTTGGCCGGGCCATAGCCTGGCAGCCCTTTGTCCCACTTCGGGCCGCGCGCCGGCGTGTTGACCGGCGCCTTGCCAATCCCTGGATTACGCGGAATGCGTGGCATCGTTCTCCTACGATGGACGCCAGGACGCGCCACCTGGCATAGGTCCCGGTCCCGTCCATCACGCCCAAACGATTGGCCGCGCGTGTTGACGCTATGTGCGCTGGGCGGGGCGATACGCCGGCCGGGTCAGGCGGTTGGAGGCGGCCGAGGCGCAAAGCGCCCGCCTATCGGCTGGGCGCAATTCTGACTTGTGCGCCCCGCCTACAAGCGTTCGCGTGGCGTGTCAAGAGATTCTTGCAAGTCCTTCACATTCCCCAAAAGTCCGCAAGCCGGCGGAGCGCGTCGCGGAGGGCTGGCACATCCTCGGCCAGCGGGCGGATATTCCACCCGACCACGGCGCGCACAAGCATCACATCGCGCCCGAGCACGCGGTCGGCATCGCGCAGGTCCGCTAGAGCCATCACTTGGCGTTCGGTTGGGCCGGACATGCCACCGCCACGGATACCCTGGGGCCGCTCCGGGCTGCCCTCCACGGCGCCCTGGGCCTGCTCTAGCCGCACGAGGTAGCGGTCGGCCGCCTCATGCTCCGCGTCGGATAGGGCGCCCTCAATCCAGAGAACGTGATACCAGATGCGGACGCGGGCTCCTCGGATGTCGGGCGCGTTCGGGCGCTTGGGGTCGGGGCGGTCGTGTAGTTCGACCTCGCCGCGCTTGCGCCGGATTTCCGGGCCGTAGTCGGCGATGGATCGTGCGGGCACAGCCCGTCTGTTGCGTGGCGACATAGGGCTCCTGATCAGTCAGGCGGCGGGGGCGCCATCCGGCGCCCCCGCCTTGCGTGTGCGATGGCCGACGACCGCCGCGCCGCGCCC